AAAATAATTTTTTCTAAATTAATGGTAATTTTTTACATTTGTAAAACCAAGATCAATTTTAATAGATTGTCCTGTAATCCCAGTATTTTCAATAACTAAGAATTTAATTGTTGTAAAAATATCATCCAATGTGATTAATCTATCAAATTTAGTAGAAGATTTTATATACTCTAATTGTTCTGATTGTAATGTATTACGTGTCATATTATTATCAACTACTCCAGGCAATATATTATTAATGAGTATTTGTTTACTTGCCAAGTCATAAGCCACATTTTTTATTAATCCATTCAAGGCAGACTTTGTTATAGAATATGATAATTTATTTTCTCTGGTTAAATCTTGCCATATAGAACTAATAATCACCATTTTTGCATTATTTACTACTAAATTATGTTTCATAAGGTAATTTAATGTATTCAATATAAAAGTAATATTACCATCTACCATAGATGTAAAAAGAGCATTATCATATGTTAATATATTATCATTATAATTTGAACCTTGAGCCCATATAACAATACTAATATTGACAATATTTTTTAAATTCATTAAGTTTTCATTTGTTACATAAATTATATTTTCTGAAATATTATTTATATTGCTTGTAGTTCCAATTACATGTATACCATCTTCTATAAATTTCTTTAAAATAAAATTTCCAATAGAACCAGTAGAACCAAATACTAAACATTTTTTAGACATTTATTATATTAAAATATAATAGGATTACATTTATACCGTTCAGAATCATTATAAAAATTTTTAAATAATTTTTTTAAAATGTAAATCAATTTTTGTTCAAAATCTGCTATTTTTTTATAGACAATACTTGTATTTCCAATTTCATTTAATAAAATAAAACAAATATTATTTCCGTCATTTTTTTTATCATTCAATAAATGTTTAATAAAAATATTATAATTAAAATTTGTTTCTTCAAAATATTTTACATCAATTATGGATAAAATAAAATCATTTATTTCATTATATTTGGATTCAAAAAATAAAACATTTTTAATATACATACCAATTAACACTGCAATACCATGTGGTATATAGTAATTAGTAGTCTTTCTAATGCATGTCCAATAGAATGTCCATAATTTAAAACTTTTCTTTCACAATTCTCAAATTCATCATATTCTATGATTTGCTTCTTTATTAGGGAAGCAAGTTTTATAAGATTCATATATTTATTTTCTTTATAGTTTTGCATAAATACATTATATGTATTGTGTCCACCTATCAGACATAATTTAAAAGATTCTCCAATGCCAGAGATAATATCATTTTGAGATAAACTATTTAAAAAATAACTAGAAATAATAATTTTATTAGGAGATACAAATAATCCTAACATATTTTTACTTTTTCGGTTTATAGATATTTTACTTCCTATAGAACTATCTGTCATTGATAAAACAGTAGTCGGAATAAACATCCAATTTATACCTCTTTTAAATATTGCTGAACAAAAACCACCAATTTCTTGTGTAATTCCACCTCCTATAACAATCATTTTATTTTTTTTTGTAAAGTTTTTTTCAAGTAAAATATCCACTATTTTTAAAACATTTTCTATATTTTTATTTTCTTCACATGCATCAAATATATATACATTCTCGTGCGTAAAAACAGCTGGATCTAAATTATATACATTTCGGTCTATAAAAATAAAATCATTTTCATTAAAATTATTTGTAATAATTTCTCTCAAATTTTCATTGCAATAAATAACATCGTAATTTTTATTAAACGATTTAATAATTAATTTATCTTCATTTAAATTTATTTTTTCAGAAAAATGTGTATTATTAATAATAAAATTCATAAATAAAAAAAACTTATATACAATTATATTTTTATTATATTTAAATGGATAATTTAAAGAATATATTACATACTCTTAAAGAATTAGGATGTTCCGGAATCAAAATTTCATATGAAGATGAAGGTGCATTATTAAATGAAATTATATCTATGAGATATCTTACCGCATGTATAGGTATAAAATTAGCAATTAAAATTGGTGGTTGTGAAGCAAAAAGAGATATCGTAGATTGTTTAAATATTTCATGCGATTCAATCGTTGCTCCAATGATTGAAAGTGAATTTGCATTAAATAAATTTTCAAAAGCATTAAGTCAATATAATTATACAGGTGAAAAAGGGTTTAATCTGGAAACTATAAATGGATATAATAATTTAGATGAAATATCAAACGAATTTATAAATATAGATTATGTAACATTTGGACGTGTTGATTTTGTGAATTCATTAAAAAAAGATAGAAATTTCGTAAATGATGAAATTATATATAATATGGTATCAAAAGTATTTACAAAAGCAAAAGATCAAAATAAAATGTGTTATTTAGGTGGAGCAGTAAGTATTGATTCCAAACAGTTTATTAAAAAATTAATAGATAATAATTTATTAGATAAATTCGAAACTAGATATATTATATTTGATATACAAAAAATAAATATTGAAAATTTGGAAGATTTACTAGTTTGGGCAAATATATTTGAAGTGGAATGGTTGAAATTTATTAGTGAACGATATTCTGTATTATATAGTAAAGATATTAATAGAATAAAAATGATTGAAGATAGAATAAATAAATGCAAATAAAATATAAACAAAATATGATTTTCATAATATTATTATTATATGAAAATAAAAGTAAGTGATTATATTGTAGATTTTTTTTATAAAAATGGCATGGATACATTATTCACACTTACCGGTGGATTTTCTATGCATTTGAACGATTCTTTTGGAGAATATGGAAAATATAATATTTATTATCAACATCATGAACAAGCATCTGGTTATTCTGCTACTGGTTATACCAAAATAAATTCCAAACCATGCATAGTATGCACTACGGCAGGTGTCGCTGCAACAAATGCAATTTCACCATGTCTCGTTGCATATCAAGACAGTTTACCTATACTATTTATTTCTGGCCAATCTAAAAGTATTGAATTGACTAGAACATTAGAAAAAGAAAATCCTAAAATGAAATTAAGACATTATGCTGGACAAGATTGCGATATTATTTCTATGGTAAAACCCATAACTAAATATGCTTACGAAATTACAGAAATAAATGAAATACCCGACGTTTTGGAGAATGCTATAAAGCACATGATCAGTGGTAGACCTGGACCAGTATGGCTGTCTATTCCTATAGATATTCAAGGATATTTAATGGAAGAAAAATTAATAAAGATAGTTGGAAAAAAATATGCAGATAATGATAAAAACCCATTCGGATTAAATAAAATCCATGAATTCATTTTAAAATCGAAAAGACCGATTATTATAGCTGGTAATGGTATTAAAATGGGGTTATGTAAAGATAAATTTAAATCATTTTTAAATAAATATAAAATCCCCGTGGTAGTTTCTTATCATGGAACAGATTTAATAGAAAATGATGATTCATTATTTGTAGGTAAAGTTGGTCTAATTGGGGATAGAGCTGGTAATTTTGCATTACAAAATAGTGATTTGATTCTTTCTCTTGGTTGTAGAATGTCTCAAGGCATTATTGGGTATAATCGAGATACATTCGCAAGAGAAGCGAAAATAATTTATATAGATAATGATGAAAACGAATTAGAAAAAACAAATGTAAACTACACTCTTAAATTAAATATAGATTTAAATTTATTTTTTGATAATTATAATTACATTTCTAAGGAATGTAACGAATGGGTAAATAAATGTAATCATTGGAAAAAAAAATGGCAATATGAAATGCCTGAAAATATAAACGAAAATAATGTAATAAATCCATATTCTGCTTTAAAAATATTTTTCGATAAAGCGCCTAATAATAAAAATATTATTTCTTCATCTGGATCAATTGTTACAGTTGTTTGGCACATGATTAATGTAAAAGAAAACGATAAATTTATTATAAGTAGTCAAGGTGATATGGGATTTGAGTTAACTGCAGCGATTGGAGCACAAATAGCGGAACCAGATAAGATAGTGATACCTATATTAGGCGAAGGGTCTCTACAATTAAATATACAAGAATTACAAACCATTGTTCATTATAAATTTCCTATTAAAATTCTAGTATTTAATAATAATTCATATGGAGCAAATGTTATAACTCAAAACTTATATTTTAAAAATAAATATGGATGTGATAATAAAAGTGATTTATCGTTTCCTAATACAGAAAAAATAGCAATTGCTTATGGCATTAAATATATTTCTGTTAGAAATAATGAAGATATAAACCAAGTATTCGATTCTTTTTTTAATACAAAAGAAGCTGTTATATGTGAAGTTTTTTGCTGTATTCAACAAAGAATGCCAAAATTGAGTGCTGTTAAAAATGAGGATGGCACGTTTACAAGTAGACCATTTGAAGATATGGAACCATTTTTATCTAGAGAAGAATTTAAAAATGAAATGATTATAGATATTATTTAAAAATATTTGCAAAATTATAAACAAATAGTATTATTTTATTTTTAATATATTTCATAAACATAATATATATAATACATATTTTTATATTATGAATCTAACAAAATATATATTATTAAACAGAAATGGATACGGATCTAATTTTAATGAAATTTATATTGACTATGCAAATAATATCATAAAAAAAAAATGTAATAATGATTATGGATTAAAAAAAATAAATTATGAAATTAAAATATATAAGTTTATAATAGAAAATAAAATCGATTTTCCTATTCCAAAAATTTATAGTATTGAAGATAATGGATATACAATGCATTTTTTTGTATCTCACATGCCTCTATATAAAATATATAATTCTTTAACACAACCAAATATAATATTAAATAAAATATATATATTATTATAAAAATTACATAAATGCCAAAAAAAAACAATAACTCAAGATGAATATTATAGTAATTTAAATCTAGAAATATATAGCAAAATAATAGAAAGATATTCCATGATACAACCAATTATTAATAAATATTATTTTATTAAAAAAGTGAATAATATTGAAATTATTCCATTTTTTCAATTAATTGAAAAAATAAAAACAGAAATATTTAAAATTGTTGAAAAAAAAACGGATTATTATTTAGTTCCAATACATGGAGATTGTCAATTTAATAATATTTTATAT